TTGTTAGGTTTGATAATACCAGGCGGTGGCGCTTGATCCACACCAGATAGTAATTCCATATGCAATTTAAAATTGTCAATGTCAACAGTCTCAAGTTCATCTCTTAATTGTTCTAGAGTTGTATTGATTGTTGTATCTAATGTACCAGACAATGATTGTAATGCAGATATAATTGTATTAATGTCAGAAATACCAAATGCATGATTTGAGTTGGGTAGTGCTTCTGGCCAACAAGTTGGTAAATTAGTTAATGGTTCACCAGTAATAGGATCAGTCAGAGGATTCCCGAATTCATCCGTTGGAATAACAGTATATCCTTCTAGAGTTGCTATGTCTGCATCAATCGAAGCTTTTGCATTAGTCAATTCCGTCTTGCGAGATTTAATCTTTGTAATTAGATTAGTTGCTTCTGGTTCTAATGGATTGACATGACCAGTACCAGCTGCAACTTGCTGAAATAATAACTTAACGTGTTCCAATTCACTATTAAAAGTATTTGCTGGGAAACTCGGTGTTAACCCTTCTGTAAATGTAATTGGCATTATATACTCCTAGTTCAATAAAATTAACCCTGATAAGTTAGTATATACTCCAGCGAATACATTACTAAGACCAGTAGTTGTTTCAGTACGCCCTGCAAGACATATTTCGTGATGCAGTAGAGTAGTTGTTTCAGTTGATGTTCCAAAAGTAGTTCTACTATAATTAACAACACATGATAATCCTAAATTCAACAATGCAGATATATCTACACTACCAGCACTAAATACTTGATGTCCACCAACACCAGTAAGTTCAGTACGACTATCCATATTAACATAGGTTACTGCTTTATCAACTGTTTCTGTTAAAGTTCCTCTAATTCCTATTTGTCTATCACCAGTAACATTTAAGATACTGTTATCACCAACCAACAAATCATCAAAACCATTAATAGCTGTTTTTCTATCTGCTAATATTTCAGTTGCATGGTTTCCAGATATCTTTGTTCTCATATCACCTTGTACGTTCAAATGATAATCACCATAAACCTCTTGGACAAGATCACCTTGATACAACATACGAGCATCACCTTGAACGGTAACATTACAAGTTCCGTTTATATAAACGTCTTTAACTCCCATAACAATTTCATAATCACTACCCACTACTTTAACAATCTTTGTTCCGTCCTGTTGTATTTCTTCAAACGTACCTGATTTATGATAACGGTGCATCCTCTCCGCAGATGGTGTGTCATCCCATTCTTCAACATGACCTGATTCACTCATGCGAACATGATTGAATGGATAAAGAGAACTGATACCGCCTGATATATTATACTCAATATCACTATCACTAGTTCCGCCATATCTAGGATTAGGTTCATTCCAAGGCGAAAAACCATACAATGCACTATTATCGGTATTAGCAATAACAGCAGTGATGTCTCCAGCAACACCAGTAGGAATTCCTTTGTTCCTTACCTTCCGTTTCTTAACTAAGTGTGGTGAATCTTCTGAGCCTGGAATATCCAAAGAGCCAGGTAACGGTACTGGTATTGCACCACCACCTCTTGCTGCTCTGTTTGTATCAGGTTCTCCGATATGAGTAGATAAAGGATAAGTACCAAAAGGATCATTAAAACCTTTTGTTGGGTCTGGGCCTTCTTCGGGAATACCCCCGAATGTTCCAATCATAACTGGTTCTTGTGCATTATCACCATCACGGAAAAAACCAAACACCCATGTACCCTCAACTGGGCCCAACGGTGTAGTACCAATTCCATTCATAGCTGCAGATGTTATAGGTTGACTTGGAGTTGCCCAAGGCAAATGTTCTGTTGGTATTCCTTCACCATCTATCTTATTTGTAGTATGTAATCCAAGAATACGAACTCGACACCTACCCAACTTCAATGGGTCATATCTATCTTCAACTACACCTTGCCATATATTCATCATTTTTTAACTCCGCCTGGTACAGGACTACCAATCGCATCTTTTGTTAATTCACAAATCATACGATACCTCATAGTAGTATCTTTATCCATAAAATTAATAGTATGTTTAATTGCTGTTATCATATATTTTCCAGACAATAATCTATCCTGTAAATCTTCAACATTCTTAATTTGACCAGTTGCAGTTTTCAATACCTTTGCAGGAGCAGGAACAACAAGATTAACCATATGTCCAACGTGCAAACCAGATATAGCAGGAAATGCTATTTGTAGTTTAATTTGATTTAAACTAGTCATTAATGCATTTCGTTTTAAAAACCAATCCTCAACTTTATTATCATAAAGATCAGATGAAGTTTCCGCAAACATTTGATTATGCTTTGGATACAAAGTAACATTACTATCAAAAAATGATTGAAGGTTCTCTCCTTTTCTATCAGGATCAAAAGGTTTTGCAAAGTTGTATCTGTCTTGAACATTATAAATTGTATCCTCTGAACTTATTGGCATAAATGGATCACTATGATTTATAGTACCATTATAAACTTCATCAAGACCTAATACTCTTTCTTCAATCTTCTTTCTTACAATATCGTGTGTAATTAATTTAGAAGCATAAAAACCATCTTCTATATTATGTATAACATTAAATTGATTCTTTATTTCAAGACTATCCAATTCCATTACACCTTGTTTTGCTGATTCTAATTTAGTATTATCATCAGACATTGGATTGTAACGAAATGACTGTACTATTGGTTGCGTTACTAAATTATCTATACTTTTAAAGAATGTACCAGAATTTGCTTCCCAATACAAATAGTTAGGAGCATTATTAGCATTAATAGCACGTTTTGCTAACCAATGAATTGCATCAAATGGTTTCCAGTTTGGGATTACTATATTTTCTATTCCCTTTGTTTCGTCTATAGAGATTTCATCATAGTTTTCATCTATATCTAAAAACTCGTCAAAAATATTTCTTACTATCTCATCAATTCTTTTTCCTCTATAAGATTTACTAATCTTTGTATTATGATTAATGATTGATTGCTGTGATGTAAATCGTAAGACATATATCTGTTGTCTATCCTTTGCAATCTGTCTTTGTTTAATACTAACCATGTACATATCGCCAGGATCAATCTCTGATTGTGCTCCCTTACCACCAGTTGATTTAGTTGCAAACCTCATATTCAAAACTTCTTCACCGACAATAGGGCCAGCGAATGGAATATTAACTGAATCATTTATACCAAGTTCAATATTGATACAAGGATTAAATATATCTTCATACAGAACAAATGATACAAGTTGTGGACGTATATCAAATGTTCCAGAAGCAGTTAGTAATTCAATAAACTCAACATCAACATCTGATGCTCTAAATGTTTTATCTGATTGTCTTGGCATATTACGGAAGTTCTAATAAAGATTCAAATTCTTTTCTAATACCATTTACATATTCTGGACGAATGATATTTATCAATCTACGTTTATCGTTTTCTCTTTCTTCATGTATGAGATTTGTGATGTTAACTGCACCTACTGGATATACATCTGTAGTACCATTACCTATTGGTGTGCCTGGTTCATTAACCCAATTCCCTTCATCATCTTCCCAATGATGATTTTCGTTTACATTATTGATTCCGTATTTGGATTGCACAAATTTATTAAGATCATAATATGTCATCGGCCAATCATAATATGGATTAGTTACTTGTTGTGCATACATGATAATCCAATGTAATCCACTATTACCATAAAAGTCAAATGCAAGTGATTCTGGTGTTTCTCCATCAAGAACACTATAATCACTATAGTAAACTCTATTCTTCAAAAAGTCTGCTTTCATTCTTACTCTTTGAAGGATATTCGTTATTGGTTGGAAATCAAATCTTTTACCAGTTCCTTTGATATCGTAACCAAGTTTTTGAAAATCAGAAAAATAAGACATTAGTAACCCCTTTCTACATCAACTCTTGTATTTTTCTTAACCTCAGTAAAGGCAAGTTGAACTACAATACTAACTGGTTCACCATCTTCATGTGCCTGCCAACCATCAGGTGCAAAGTTTGTAGTAATGTTAGTCAATACGCAATTATGAAGTCTAGGTAAATTATTATTTGTTTTATAGGTATCATCTTCATCTAAATGTAAAAAGTCGATTGCAAATTCATTTGGATAACTATAAAGAGATTCATTCAACGATCCCTCATTTCCAGATTCAATCGCAAATGTTGGTCGTGAGTGCGCTCTAAACATTGTTATAATCTTTTGAACTTCTTGATATTCTCTATATGATGTCGCAATAAATTCAAAGTTAAAATTAAATACTCTAAAAGGAACACCAGTAAATAATTGTTCCTCATAAGGATTCTGAGCAATCCTAGTACCAAGTCCAACACCAGATGAAACACCGCCACCACCTACAGCAGTTGCAATAGCACCAAACGCACCAGCTATAGCTCCACCAACACCGATAGCTGCTGCTTTCGCAAGATTAGGTACTATACCAGTACCAAAATCAGATAATATTTTTCCTATATCACCTTTACCTCTAATTAATTCTTTAGTTGCATTACCCATAGCACCTAATGATTCTTGCCCCCATGTAGCACCCTCACTAAAAACAACTGAGGTTGGCATATACAAAAAACAATGTTCCAAGAATTGTTCAGCTTCTCTTGCTCTACCAAAAACTGTTTTAATAGTGTCAGCAGTTTGTCTATTAAATAAATCTCCAGCTTGTACTGGGCCAATATCTCCAGCTTGAACTCTTGCTCTTTCACCCCTTAAATCATTTATTAGTCTATTGGAATTTGCTATTACACTAGCTTGTTCTTCTAGTGGTACGTTTCCAAGTCTTGTCCTTACAGAGTTAGATTCTTTATCAATCTCACCTTGAATTCTTTGATTAGCTTGACCTAATGCACCCTTTCTTAAATTCTCTGCATCTTTAGATTTGAAGGATACACCACCTTGTTTAACAACTGTAAATCTTATACATTCTCTAGCAATTTCTTCAACTTTACTATTTTGTTTACCTCTATCTATGAATATTGGATACTTGTATATTTTAGTAGAATTAGCAGAACCCCTTACTGTAAGACGACTTGAACCAACAGCGCTCACTTCCCCACCAGCTATTCTATTTAACGATTCTATATTCTCCGTACTAGCATCAAAAAATCCAGTACTACCGTTACCTATATTGTCTATTTCTGGCATTTTTAAACTCCTGTTATAAATACTATGTATCCTCTTTTAAGTATTTATAATAGTTATATGAAAAAATATCCTACAGTTAGAAAATATAAGGTAAAGAATAAAGGTAAATATGTAGGTAATCTCCATGAATGTGAGCATAGATCAAGTTGGGAGCTTATCTATATGAAATATCTTGATAATAATCCATTTGTATTGGAATGGGGATCAGAAACGATCAAAATACCCTATTATAATCCAGTAGAGCAAAGAACTAGACGATATTTAGTCGATTTTTATGCAAAAGTAGTAGATAAACATGGAAGAACTCAAAAATACATTATCGAAATTAAACCAAGTAATCAATGTTTCCCTCCGAAAGAACCCAAGAGAAAAACACAAAAATACAAGGAAGCAATAATGGCATATGCTGTAAATCAAGCAAAATGGAAAGCAGCACGTAAATATGCTGATAAACGTGAATGGAGATTCATAGTTATAACAGAAAAAGAATTAGGAATTAAAAGAAAATAATAAAAACTCTTATAAATAACTCAAATGGCAAATTCACCTTCACAACTAGCAAGACGAGGCAAACCAACAGGGGCGCCTAGATTTGGGAAACTCTATACATACAAATATATAGCTAGAGAATCACCAGCTCCTTACTTTGATATGTATCCTACTATTTTTTTAATTTCAAAGTTTTCAGGCGGGTTTGTTGGAATAAACTTTAACTATATAGATCACGACATAAGAATTGTAATGCATAATAAGATGAAACCATTTATAGTTTCTCGTAATAATGAAAAGTTTCTTCTTTTTAGACAATTTGCTAAATTATTAAATTCCAGAGCATGGCGACCAATACTAATGTGTGTTCGTAGTTATAATTATAGAAATTTAAAAACACCAATGATTGAAGTTGATGATACAATTTGGGATGAAACCATACATCGCTGTGATGAAAAGTTCTTTAGAACAAAATCTGTTGATGACAGATTTATTCCATTAAAAAGTGAAATTGTATGGAGAGAAACTTTAAAACAAATAAGGAGTAGCTGATAATGCCAATTCGTATAGGCGGCGATCTAGGATTAAGAAAAATATTTGGCGGAGGCGGTTCGGGTACATTCGGGCCTGGTATAACCATTGGAACAAACATACCCTTCGGTGTTAATGCTGTCAATCTACCAGATGTAGGTAAAGCAAGAACTACGCCCGATAACCAAATCAATCGAATAATATCCCATGCAAAACGTGATGGTATGTATTCAAGACCAACACTATTTAAAATGGTTATGTTTCCCCCAGCTAAACTTTTAGAAGATTGGGGATTAGAACAAATTAGAAAAATGGGTTTTAACTGTAATCAAATTTCTATACCTGGCGGAAATATTACAACTAAACCAATCAAAACATACGGACTAAAAAAGGAATACGCATACGATAAGATATTTGATGAAATTGCTTCATCATTCTATATGAGTGAACAAATGGATGAATACAATTTCTTTGAATCATGGCAACAATTAATGTATCAAGATAATCAATCTATAGGATGGTATGATGATTATGTTGGTACAATAGAAATACATCAATTATCTAGGGATGTCAGTATCGGTACATCAAATGATTTAGGTACTGTAGTTAAATACACCCTAGTTGATGCATTTCCAAAAACAATGACTCAGCTAGCTCTAGACTATACTGCTTCTAACACAATTCAACGTATGGGTATTACTTGGACTTATAGAGATGTAAAGATAGAACCAGTTAAATCAAGAAGAACTGGCAGAAGAAGATCATTATTCCAAAACTTAAATCCTTTA